TTTATCGAGGGCTACCCAGAGACGGGTGTTGCAGCCGAGGAGGGGGACCTGGAATGGGTCATCATCCTGCCTGCACCGACCGTATTTCTCGGAGGACACTAACATGACAGAGGAACAAATCACGCAGGTTGTCGCGGCTATTGGCGCGTTCTGTGCCTTCTGTGGCTTGCTATCGACCGTCCTGCCACAGGGCTGGAAGTTTACGAAAGCGCTTACTAAGGTGGGTTCTTTCTCATTCCGTGCTAAGACTAAGGCATGAGCCTAGAGAGCAAGGAATTTAGTGTGAATGGCGTCCGGTACCGTACCACGGTTCTGGACGCGGTGACCGGTCGTCGGCTGTACCTCAGGATCCTGAAGGCTGCCGCCCCTGGTCTGAAAGGCATGGCGGACGCGAAAGACAAAGACACAGCGTCCGCAATGCTGGGTCTAGTGGCCGAAGTCCTGGGGAACCTGGACGAACAGCTGTTCGATGACCTGTGCGATACGCTCGGCGGGGTCTCTGTCATCTGTCAGGGTGACAAGCAGGTCAAGCTGACAGGCGATGTCTTTGGCATGCACTTTGCTGGCAAGTATGAAGACCTGACCAACTGGCTACTCGAGTGCTTGAAGGCGAACAAATTCCTTGATTTTTTATCAGGGACCTTCGGCCACGCAAGCGACGCTCCGGCAAAAGTGTAAGTCTCAAAATTCCCGACCATTTGGACTGGTACATTTGGCGGGTCCTGACCGCTGAAACGTTGACAGTATCGATGGCCGACCTGCACACAACTTGGAGCCTGGAAGACCTAGCAGACGCGCATGACGTGCTCGACCTGCTGGACGAACTGGCCGACAAGTCCGCCATTCAGCAACAGATCGATAACGCTGCAAGGGCTGGGCGCTAATGGCTGTTAGGGAAATTCTAGCACACTTCGGGGTCAAGTTCGACACGCACGAACTGACGAAGGGGCACGACCAAGTCAATGGCATGGTTCAGAGCATGACCCACTTCGGGCATGCTCTGGCCGGCGCGTTTGTATTTCACGGGATTGAAAACTTCGTAGAGAAGACGATTGCGGCCGCGTCTGGTATCAAGCGGGCGTCTCGCATGCTCGGGATCCAGACCGACCAAATGCAGCAGTACGACCACGCTGCAAATATGTCAGGGGTCGAGACCGAAAGCCTGACAACCGGGCTTCGGTTCTTGCAGCGGTCGGCCTACGCTGCAGCCAATGGCGGCAAAGCAATGGCCGCAATCTTCACTCACCTCGGGGTAGAAGTGAAGGACAGCAACGGCAAGCTGAAGCCCACGACCAGCCTGTTGGACGAGATGTCTGACAAGATCAAAGGGATTGAAGACCCGGCCGAACAGACAGCGCTTGCCATGAAGATCTTCGGCAGGGGCGGCGCGGCCATGCTCCCCATGTTGAAGAAGGGCAGTGAAGGCCTCAAGGAATACAGGGATCAGGTCGATGAGTTGGGCGGGGGATTCAGTCAAGAATTCTTCAAGTTGTCCACAAAGTTTCAACAGCATGAAAAGCAGCTCGGCATGCTGAAGCGCTCGATTAGCGCGCAGCTGGTCGGGCTTGCAATCCCTGGACTGATGACGTTCGGGCACTACGTGGAGAAGGCCGGGCATTGGCTATTGAAGGCCAACCAAAACGGGGAGATGCTACGGGCTGCTATTGCGGCGTTCACGGCCGTTGCGTTGTCTCGCCTGCCACAGGTGCTGGCCGCGTTGATGCACCTGAACACAGCGGCCAACCTGGCCGCGCTGAAATGGGCCGCGTTGTTCGTAGTCTTTGACGAACTGCGGACCTGGCTGTCCGGGGGAGAAAGCTTCATAGGGGATTTCTTCGGGCTGCTGGACGAAGAGATCAATAAGTCGGCCGCTATCTTCGGGGACTCTGTACTAGCAATGGCCGGCAGCTGGGACGTGTTCGGGGCCGGCATTGTTGCCGGTGCAAAGACGTTCGGATTCGGCATAATCATTGCTTTCAACGAGGTAGCCAACAGTTTCGCCATGATTTTCGCTGGCATTGCCGACCTGTGGGACAAGACCCTGCAGGGGATGCACCTACCCGGTTGGATGCAGGACATGCTAGGAGGGGACGCCGGCAATAAGGACGGGGCGACCAACCGACGCAAGGCACAGGGCGAAGCCGAGCAGTCCCGGGTAGAGCTCGGCGGCTGGATGGCAAAGTCGCTGGACGGGGATTCGAACGTCAAGCGTCTGCAGGCTGCGATCAAAGCCCGCAAAGACTCGCAGGCCCAGATCCAGGAGACCGCAGCGGCCAACAGTGCGGCAGAAGACGGCAAGATCTACAAGAACAACGCGGGGACTTTCGTACTGGGTGAACAGACGGTCAGTGCCCCGGTCGGTGGGGGCGGAAATGGTGGTAGCAAGACGGAAGTTCACGACCAATCGCAACATACTGTCAATGTGACCGTTCCGGGGACTACCCCTCGAGACATAGCAACCAAGACCGCGCACGCGGTCGCCCGGGTCGACCGGTCCTACTCTAACGCTCTGCTGTTCAGCGGGGAGCCGGTGGTAGAGGAATAATGTCTGACTCTGCAATCCTGTCATGGTATGACGCGGCCGGGGACTACCAGGTCGTGCAATTCGACGTTTGCACGGTTGAGACGCACGAACTGGACTGCGAGATAACAGAATTCCCGGTAGAGCTCGCGCCCGGGATGACTGATCAGATCATCCTGAAGCCGGCCGTCCTGACTTTGGAGGGGTACGTCTCGGACAAACCCCTGCCACAGAACACGCCAGGGGAAGGGGGGCCGAGACCAACAGCCCTCAAAATCCCCGGGGTCCCGGCGTACGAGCAGTACTCCAAGAAGCTAGACGTGCCGGCTTCCCCTCTCAAATACAACGCGGCCGCTGTGGTCGGTGCTGTGTTCAGTGCCCTAGTGGGCGGGGGAACCGAAGTGCAGGCCCGAAGAATTGCGGGTCAACGGATTGATACGCAGAGCGTGAACCCCTGGCAGTACGACGACCCAGACAGTCGCATGGTCTCGACCTACAATCTGCTGCGGCAGGCCAGAGCGGAACGGGTCCAGATCCGTTGTCTGACCGCGCTGTCGGACACCGAAGGCCTGGCCATCGAGTCCTTGCGGGTACCTCGAACGCTAGAAGACGGGTCGGGCGCTGTCTTCAATTTGGTTCTTCGGCAAATCACGATTGCCCAGAGTGAGACGGTCGACGCACCCAAACCGGCCGAAGTGTCAGGCAAGAAGTCCGCGTCCGCTGGTTCAACCGCTACGCTTGAAGTGGTGGGCCCTTCAGCAACCAAGTCCCGCAGCGTGGCCAAAGCGGCTGCTGGTGGACTGTCAGGGGGGCACTAATGGCTGAACCGGTTTACATTCCGACGCTTTTTGATGAAACCCCCTACTACACCCAACGGGTGACGCTGGACGGGGTAGACTACCAGATTCAGATCGATTGGTCAGTGCGGGAAGCCCGTTGGTACTTCAGCTTGCTGGACACGCTCGGCGGTTTGATTTGCGGGCCCATCAAAGTCATGACAAATTGGCCAATGCTTCGATGGTACCACGATCGCGAGGGCTGCCCGACTGGTGAAATTCTGGCCGTGTCGTTGTCGCCCGACGATAGTCCGCCCGGGTTCCTCGACCTGGGGGTGGGGCGCCGCTGCACTCTGGTTTATGTGCCAGTGGAGGTCTAGTGTCTCCCGAACTCCGACAACTAATTACCGCCAACAGAGGGCGTACGCTGACCGAAGCTGAACTGATTCAGCAGGTACGATCGGCTGCTTATGGTGACCTCGCAATTGAGGAACCCAACACCAGCAGGGCAGCGGTCGACGCAGCTGTAGACAGATTGTTTGGTGTTGCGTAATGCCCTCCCTATTCGGCCGCACGTTCAAGCTGACAGTCGGGACCCTTGAGGTCTCGGACTTCCGCTGTAAGTTCAAGGTAGAGAAGACTTTGAAGCCGGACCCTAACAAGGTCCTGATTGAGGTCTTCAACCTATCGCGCGAGCACAGGGGGGCACTTGCAGAACTCGCCCCCGGCAAGAAAATCAAGATCGGGAAGAAAACGAAAGGGCAGGCCGTTACCAAACCACAGGTCGGTCGAGTGCCGGTCCGGCTTGAAGTAGGCTACGAGCTGACCGGGACAGAACAGATTTTCTTCGGGGACCTTCGGACGGTCGACTCTGAAATTGACGGCCCGGACTGGGTGACAGCTATCGCTTCCGGGGACGGGGAACGGGCCTACCGAACAGCCCGCGTCAATCAGGCGTTTGGTCCAAAGGTCCCGGTCAGTACAGCTCTGACCGCTGCTGTCAAAGCATTGGGACTGGGAAACGGCAACCTGTCCGCGGTCCTGTCGACCCTCAAATTGCAAGGGCAGGCTAGCCTGTTCACCAGGGGGATTGTGTTGTCGGGCCCGGCGTCTCGAGTGCTGACCGACCTTTGCCGGTCTGCTGATTTAGAGTGGAGCATCCAGGACGGGGCGATCCAGCTCGTGGACTTCGGCAAAGTGCTGGCCGGGCGTTCAGTGTTGCTGAAGCCAGGGACCGGGTTGATCGGGAGCCCGAACGTCTCAGCTGACGGTGTGTGCAACTTCAAGAGCCTAATCGTTCCCGGGTTGCGTTGTGGGGGCGTAGTCGTGCTAGAGTCCGAGGGAGTCAAAGGCAACTTCAGGATCGAGAAACTGGCCTACGACGGTGACACACACGGCCAGGACTGGACTGTAGAGGGGTGGGGCAAGAGGTACTAATGTCATTCGGACCAGCACAGGACGAACTAACCCGCCGGATCATAGACGGCCGACTAGCTGACGTGCACACAAGTGCGCCGGGGACAGTGGTCAAGTTCAACGCGACAGACTACACTGTCGATGTAAAGCTAGGAGTTCAGCGTCCGGTTGCCCGGTACGACGGCGGGGTAACGTACGAGGATCCACCGGTCCTCCCCAACGTCCCGATCGCGTCCTTCGGCACGACCCGCACCTACTCCCGGCCAGACCTTGCCCCGGGCGATATCGTCTGGGTGTTGTTTGCTGAATCGTCCCCTGCAGAGTTTTTGGATAGCGGGACCGCAAGCCAGCCGGGAGACACCGCAAGGCACAGCCTATCTGGCGGCCTGGCAATCCCAATCACCCTGCCTGGCAAGCTGGCAACCAGCCCCAAGGTCGTATTGTCCGGGGCGGGCGGGGACTTCGTGGCGTTGGCTGGGAAGGTGAACGCTCGCCTTGACGCGCTAGAGCAATGGGCCAACACTCACATGCACGCAACGGCAGCGCTCGGCCCGCCAGTAATAGCAGCCCCAGCCCTGGTACCGGGGGGCGGTTCGGTAGCTGCAGCAGAAACGAAGGCACTATGACGACTGTCAAGTTCCCGACTCGGGATTGTGAAGTTCCCGAAGGTAGTTCCCAATGATCGGCCGTAGATACCCTGTAGGTGACCTAGACCCGGCGTCCCCTCGACTGCTGTCGGGCGCGGAATACATCGGCCAGAAAATCAGGCAGGTCCTGCTTTTGATCCGGGGTGAGTGGTTCCTGGACTTACGACTGGGCACCCCATGGTTCGAAGAAGTCCTGGTCCGTAACCCAAGCTTTGAAGCAATCAGGGCAACGGTTCGGACTAAGATCCTTAGCGTACCTGGTGTCTCAAGTGTGCCTGTGCTAGATTTGGCGTTCGATAAGGCCTCTCGGAACATGCAGATCCAATTTACGGCTAAGCTGAAAAATGGCGCAGTGGTGACCGATTCGGTTGGGGTATTGGTGACAGTATGAGTTCCGACCCAACCACTTGGGGTCCGCAGCCTAACGGCTTCTACTGCCCAAACGTTCAGGACGTACTGGGGTCTATCGTCAATGACCAGCACCAGTACGTGTCTGCCGACCTGGACACGGACCCTGACAGCCCGGACGGCCAGAACAACGGTATATTCGCGGACCGGTTGGCCGGTGCCTGGGATGCTTTGCGCGCTCTGGACGCGGCACAGTCCAGAGACGGTGCGGAGGGCGACCTGTTGCGCAGGCAAGGTGTTATGACCGGCACGGTCTGGGGCGCAGCCACGACCACCAAAGTCCAGGCCTATTGTATCCTAGCGACTGGGACCACTCTGGTCGCAGGCACGTCCCTTGCTTCGATAGCAGGCAAGCCGGACGTCCTGTTCACGCCAGTTACCGACTACACCGCGGCCACGGACGGCACGTTTGCTGTGCTGTTCGAATCGGTCGAGACCGGACCCATCCCATGCCCTGCTGGGGCTTCCGGCCTGACTGTCATTGCTACCCCAACCACAGGTTGGACCGGGGTCTCTAATTCGCTGGCCGGGGTATTGGGCGCGCTGGCCCAGACCGAGGCACAGTTCAGGCTGTCGCAAGAAGAAGATCTGACCCGAGCCGGCAGTTCTACAGCGCTCGCTATGGCGGTCGATGTCGAGCAAGTGGCAGGGGTGCTGAGCTGCAAAGTCCTGGAGAATTACACAGACTGGCTGGACGGGCAGGGACTACCGCCGCACTCTGTTGAATTCGTGGTTTATCAGGACGGCAGCGCTTCGGCCGCACTACCCAAGGCAATCTGGGAAGCGAAACCGGCCGGTATCCCAACGATCGGTGGCATTAGCGGGACCTTCACTGATTCGACCGGAACGGTCAGGACAGTTCACTGGTCTGAAGTGGCCCAGCGTCCTGTTTATCTGTCCTATGGTCTGACGACGGGGACCGGCTATGTGGGCGATTCCGCCCTCAAAGATTTCGTTGTGTCCACGTTGACCGGCAAGGCCGGGCCTGGTATACCGTTGATAGCCTTGACTGCAAAATCCGCACCTTTGACGCTGGCCGGGGTCCTAGACGTCCCGACCTTCTACTTGGGTTTCAGTGCTTCCCCTTCTGGGACTGCTAACCTGACAATCGGGACTCGAGAAATAGCAACGTTCGACGTTGCAAGGGTCGTGGTGCTGTAATGGCAAAGGGCCTGGCGGGCTACGCGACACAGGTGGATCCGGTCAACGACATCGTTTGCGCCTACACTACTTCACCGACGCAGCTGCCAGCCGACGGCGTGTCCGGGGCGGTCTGGCAGGTTATCGGGGAGTTTGACGTGCCTACCGCGGTAGCCTGTCGGCTGGTCGCTCTGGCCTGCACCTCAAACACCGGCCTTGAGCTCCAAGTCAAGCTCTACAACCCTGCAGCGGTAGCGGAAAGCCTGTTGTCCGTGTCAAGCACCGAAATGTTGAGGGTCAGGTCACAGGTCTTGAATCTGGTGCCGGGCGTCACCTATCAAATCGCGTCACGCTGCAACGGTGTTGCGGACCCGCTTAGTTTTGCCGTTGTTCGTCACGCATACATTGGAGCCCAGTAATGCCCTACAGTTATCAGGCCTTGGATTCAGTCACTGGGGGCAAGTACGTCTGGACGACCACGGACCGCGACCCGACTGGGGTGCACTACCCGGGCCCGAACAGTCCTACCGACCTGTTGCAGACATCTGTGCCTTTGGCGCCTGCTGCATCAACGATCAATCTTGGGTACTTGACGTTCGGCAACACGAACGCTTTCCGGTCCTACTTCAGCGAAATACCAGACGGAACGATAGTCAAGATCGCTAATCCCAACTTCGAGGGCCGGTATTCTGTTAGTTCCGGGGCCGGTTGGGCAGATGACGATCGCACGATACTAAAACAGTTCAGTGTTGCGCTCAGCTCGAACGGCCGACTTTTCAGCACCGCGCTAGGGGCCACGTGCCCGACCTTTGACGCGCTACGAGGCCTGCTCTCAGGACAGCAGAACCACGTTCACCTTCAGAGTCACACTAAGTTTGGTGACGGCGGGGGCGGGATTTTTGACCAGGTTGAGGTCGGGAGCTATGTGGATGACGGTGGCACGGTTGCCGTGGCTGGGGCGTACGCGTATGTGCGGCGTGAACGGATCCCGATTAGGCTCGAATACTTCGGAGCCGTGGGCGATAACGTTGCCGACGATGCCGCAGCAATAGGTCTAGCCGTAGCCGCTGCACCAGCAGGGTCAACGATAACGGCGGACAGCAAAAAGGTCTTTCGTGTAACGCATGGTGTGACGGTAAATAAAGGACTCACGTTTAGAGACATACATTTCCACCTGCCAACTACGTCAACGCGAGTGGTTGTTGTGCCGACAATAACCTCATCTTGTGATGCGATTTTGCTCGTCTGGAACGGTGGAAC